TCCGTACTGCTCGCCGTGGCGGATACCGAGTGCTCCCACTCGATTCGCCAACTCCGTCCCGCAGCCCGAACTCCGTCCAGGCGTCCTGCCGCCATCTCCTCGACGGCCAGCGCGGCCAGCGCATCCCGTCGCTTGCCCAAGTCCTTGATCTCGGCCTCCAGCGCCTTGACCTTCGTGTCGATCTCGGTGATCTCACCGAGAAGCGGGCCGAGCGTTGAGGCGTTGCTTGTATCCAACGAGGAGTTCATCGACGACTTCCTTTCGTTCCCTGATGGCCTTGTGAACCCGGCCGTCCACCGTGGAGCGGCCGTTGATCGTGGCGGTAAGGTGATAGATGTGCGTGTGCTTCGCCTGACCAGGGCGGTGCAGCCGGGCGACGGCCTGCTCGTACTCGGCGAGGCTGTAGCCGAGGCTGTAGAACCAGCAGTATGAAGCGCGCGTCATATCGACGCCGATGCCGCCCGACTGGATCTGACTGACGAGCACAGTTGTAGTGCCTTGCTGCCAATCGGCCAACTGGTTTTTCTTCCCCGACAGTTCGCTGGCTGGGCGGTCAAGTTTGCGGCAGACTTCGAGCACAGCGGCGATGTCGGAGGTGAACCGGGCGAAGATGACGACCGGCTCGTCTGAAGGGAGATCCTCCAGCATATCACGCAGCACCGCGGCCTTGGCGGGATTGTCGGCGATGAGTTGCGACACGTCGTCGTCGTCGAAGCGGACGTAGCCGCCGCATATCTGCTGGAGCCGCAGGAGTTGCACCAGGGCATTGGCGACCGTCACGACGCCGGATTCGCAAACCGCGCAGAACTCGTTTTCCACCTCGCGGTACAGCCTCGCCTCTGCCGGGGACAGTTCGCAGGCCACGTCGTCGTAGGAGATCGGGGGGAGGTCGAGAACGTCCTTGGACTCCACGCGGTGCGTTGTGGCGGCGATCTTTGCGTGGGCTTGCGGGAGATTGCGATACCCTACGACCCAGTTCTGTCCGGCGGCGATGACGGCGTAGGTGGCCTTGTGGATCGTGAACGACGTGCCGAAGGTCGGGCAGTCAGGTGCCTCGATCGCCCGGTAGATCGCCCAGGCGTCGAGCACGCTGTGCGGGATCAGGGTGCCGGTCAGGCCGAGTTTGCGGGCCTGTGGGTTTGCCTTCGCCATCCTGCCGGCCCAGCGGCTGGTCACGCCGGAGGGCGACTTGAGCCGGTGAATCTCGTCCCAGACAAGGGCCGTCCACTTGGTCTTCTCGACCGCCTTGATCCGCCACACGCTCTCGTAGTTGCACACGACCAGCAGGGGAGAGGTGTCTGCCAGGGCGGCCAGCAGCGCCTTTTCCTTGGCCGCGGACGTACCCTTGTCGAGCGGCACGACGCGAACGTGTGGACACCAGAGTCCGACCTGTTTCACCCAGGCCGCTATCACGGCCTTCGGGCAGCAGACGAGAGCCTTGAGCGTGCCGTCGGCCGCCAGGTCGCGGAGCAAGACCTCGATGGTCGTGCGGGTTTTCCCGCTGCCCATGCCGTGGTTGAGGATCGTCCGCCGCCGCGGGAACGCCCACGTCACGGCCTCCTCCTGATGCTTCCACAGCGCCACGGCGATCCTCCTTGACGGCCGGAGAATCTATCGGACGCCTTGGCTACAGGTCAAGAGACTTTTTTCCGCGGCCGTCCCTTCTTCGTTCCGGCGGCCTCGGCGGCCCGAATCGCCTTGACGTTCTGCTGGCAGGAACGCCGCGAGACGATGTAGACGCGACTGGTGGCGCCCCGAGGGTTCCACGCCACTCGCCCCATGATCGAGCCTGATGAGATGAGGCGGGGGACGAAGGAGGCGTGAACGCCCAGCACCTTGGCCGCCTCGCCCAGGCCGATCGCGTCGTCGAAGTCGATGTGCTTCTTGATGTCCTTGAGCCGCCGCAGCGCCTCGGGCCGATGTTCGAGGTTTGACCTCGGCCGCCGCTCCGTCTTGCCGCCGCTGGCCCGATACTTTTCGTCGTACTCGGCCCAGTTCGCCTCGCACTCCTGGGCGCTGTAGATCGCGTAGTTTCTGGTCGGGGCGTCGGTGTAGGCACTCTCGACGATGATGTGGGCCGACAGCAGCCCCTTTTCCACCATTTTTCTGGGCTGCGTGTAGTGAACTCCCATGAGGGCTGCCGCCTCAAAGGAGCCGATCGCATAGGGCCGCATAGTTTGCCTCTCCGGGGTAAGTGTCACGCCCGTAAATCATTGGCTTTTCTGCCGAAGTTGACAATTCGAGTGGAGGCGGCAACAGTTGAATGCCTCTGACGGAATAACCCGCAAGGAGGCATGACGATGGTATGGGTCGCGTTGATTGATTGGATTGACGGAGACGTGGAGGACACTGACGAGTTTGTGGTGCAGGCGAGGTCTGCCAAGGAGGCAGAGAGGATGGCCCGCGCCATCTGGGTCGCTAAGTTCAGAATGACCTATCCACGCTGTCGGATTACGAACATTTTTTGTCGCCCGCCACATGACGTGGGGGTGTCGTAGACGCATGGAGGTGGCACCTTGTTGGGGGCTTGCCACCATGACACTGCAACAGTTTCTTGACGACGTGTACGCGCCGTTGAAGGGCGTGAGTGATAGGACGCGGTCGATCTACCAGATGACGATCAATCCGTTCGCCAAGTACCTCGGCAGACCGCCGACTCTTGACGATCTGGAGGAGGTGACCGTGGCCCGCTTCCTGGCGCATCGCGTCAGGCAGCGGGCTGCGGCGACCGCGGCGAAAGACCGCAGCCAACTGCGTGCGCTGTGGGAGTTCGCCGCTCGCCGGAAACTGGTGGACACTTGGCCGGCGATCCCGTTGATTCGCGTTCCCCGCCGTGTGCCGGAGTGCTGGCTGACTGAAGAGTTTCAGCGTCTCCTAGTCACGGCCGGGGAGGAGAAGACGATGCTCGACGGCATCCCGGGTGGCCTGTGGTGGCGGGCATTGCTGCTTCTCGCCTACGACACTGGCGAGCGATGCACTGCCATGGTCAGCATCAGGTGGCGGGCCGTGAAGGGCGGCGCTGTGTTGTTCATCGCCGAGGATCGCAAGGGTCGTCGAGCCGACGTATACCGCGAGATCAGCGAGACGACGGCCGCGGCGCTTGCGGCCATCCGCGGCGACCGCGGGCCTGACGACCTCGTCTTCCCGTGGCCCAGAGGCCGCTCATACCTCTGGAAGCGGCTGGAGATCATCCTGAAGCGTGCCGGGCTGCCCGCCGGGAGGAAGGACAAGTTCCACAAGATCCGAAAAACAACCGCCTCATACTACGAGGCCGGAGGCGGGTCGGCACAGCGGCTCCTCGATCACGCCAGCCCGCAGACGACGCGATGCTACCTCGACCCGCGCGTGGTCAAGGGGAAGGCGGCGCCGGATGTCATTCCGAAGGTGGGGTAGCCCTACAGGCTTGCCGCCTCGCGGAACGCTTGATCGATTGCCGCTTCGTCCATGTCGAGGGCCGCAGCAAGCGGCACCAGCATTGGGTGCGAGCGTTCGACGTAGGGGGCGTACTCCCACTCGACGCGAACCATGTCCCGCGTCCGTTGGTCGGGGATCGCGTCGATGGCGGATTCGACGGCCGCCAGCAACACGCCGTGGGCGACCAGCCAGAGACGAATCTGCCTTGCCGTGACCGACGCAGGCACGGGCGTCGGCTCCTCGGGCGCACGCACCCAGCCGTCGGGGAGTTCCGATTCAGGGACGGCCGTGCATCCTTCGGGAGGAGCCCACGTTTCGGGAACGTCGTCTCGCACGAACGTCACCACTTGGCCGAGCGAGTTGAGGATTGCGATTGCCATGTTCAGTACCACACCGTGATTCGCACGATGCCGTCGCCACCGTTGCCGCCAGCGCCCGAGTTGCTTCCGTTACTGCTCGCGCCGCCACCGCCGCCACCGCCACCGGGGAAAGCCCCGTTGCCGCCTGTCCCGCCGGCACCGGAAGGATTCGCGCCGCCGCCGCCGCCGCCGTGGCCGCACCAGCCGTAGGTCGGCCCGTTGCCGCCGGCACCTCCGGTCGCACCGCCGCCGCTGCCGCCAAACGCCGTCCCCGAGTACGGCGAGATGCGACCGCCGCTGCCGCCAGCGCGGGCATTGTTGGAGATGTCTAAGCCTCCACCAGCGCCACCGCCTGACGGGGCGTTCGCCGCCTCGCCCCCGGATGCACCTGCCGCACTTGTCGAAGAAGCACCGCCAGAGGAGCCGGGAAACATGGCAAAGTTGCTGCCGCCAGCGCCCGCAGCCGTCGTGCCAGCCGCCCCTCCACCAGCGGCGTTCCTTGCCTGACACAGCGCTGCAGCAAAACTCCCACCCGAGTAGTAGACGGCGGAAGTATTGCCAGACGATCCGGGGTTGCCGTTCGTGTTGTCCGCTGTCACCGCCGACCCACCGCCACCGCCAGCGCCGACATCAATCGACAGGCTTAGTGAAGTGAGCATGGCGGTAAAAAGACTCACCTCCGCACGCCCGCCGCCGCACCCGCCGCCGCCACCAAATCGCTGTTCGTTCGTCGCCCCGCGTCGGCCGCTGCCGCCGCCGCTGCCGCCGCCGACGCATTCGATGGTGATTCGCTTGGCGGCCGACGGCACCGACCATCCCCACGCCCCGGAAGACCCCGTCGCACCGGAAGGCGCGGACGACCGCGTGAACTCCAACACCTCCGCTTTCGTGACGGTCACCGCGCCAGTGCTTCCGTCCACACTCGTCACCGGTGCGGCGGCATACGTCTGGTCGCCGCGCAGAAACGTGGACGAAGATGCCGTTCCGCTGCCCAGCCTGGCCGTGGCGATGGTGCCGCTGGTGATGTCGCTCGCCGCGTGAGTGTGCGAGGCGAGCGACACGGTGCCGCTCGAAACCGACAGCCCAGAGCCAACGATCACGCCTCCGAGTGTGGTGGTCGTGGCGTTGGGCAGCGTGTATCCAGCAGACGCCGAGATCACGCCGTTGCCGTCGATGCTGATGCCGCTCCCGATCTTCACGCCACCGAGAACGCTGCCCGTGGCGGTCGGCAGCGTGTACGCGGCCGGGATCGTCGGCTTGCCCGTCAGGTCTGCATAACTTCCGGTATACGCAACTGTAGCCAGGCCGTCGATATGTATCTGTCCGACGCCGCTGCCAAACTCAAACGAATCAGCGGCGATGATGAATCCGTTGGCGTCCGTCAGCAGGATTTTTCCGGCATTGTCCCCCGATATTTTGCCGTCGTTCGTGATGTTGCCGTGCGTGTGTGCCGACGGAGCGAACGTGGACGGCACACCGGACAGGGACGAGTAGGCCACCGCCGGGGACGACCCGGCCGTCACCCGGCCGTAGGTGTCCACCGTGACGCTGGTGTAGGTGCCGGTCGAGACGCCGCTGGCCGGGAGCCTCGCTGCGGCGAGCGTCCCGGTGAGGTCGGCAGCCGACCCGCTGGTCGCCACCGTGGCGAACGTGGGCTTGTTTGGGATGTTCGCCCAATCGGTGCGGTCGAGGTCGAGGTGCCTGCTCTGGCAGAGTTTGTAGGCCGTGATTGGGGCGATGTCGGCGGCGTTCGTGCCGGTTGTCGGCCCGCCACCGAGAACCCACGCCGCCGACAACGTCGGGAACGCGAGCAGCGACACCGTCATGCTGGTGCCGCCGGTGCCGTTGGGCGCGTTGAGCGACGGGTTCGACGCCGTCGCTCCCCAGCCGACGATGCGGTTGGCGGCGTCGATCAACGCGACTTCCAGCGACGAGTAGGTGAGCGCGCGGCCGGGGTTGTCGGTGAGGTACTGCGCCGCATTTGCCGACACGTCCACGGCGACAGACGTTGCCGGGTACTGCATCGTCGCCAACGTCCCGAGATCGCACGCCGCGGCCCCCGGCTGCCCGTAGGTAGGCGTCGTGAAGAACGCCCCGGAGTTGAACTGAAGGACACCGCCGACATGCACGGCACGCACCGGGTACGTCACCGTGAACGGCAGCCGCGGGAAGTCCAGCGTGCCACTGACGATGCTCGACGCGGCGTGGGTGTGCGACGTTGCCGCCTTGCCGTCGAGGGCGTCCTGAAGCCCGGTCACAGTCGAGATGGCTTGCGTCCCGGTGTGGTTCGCCCTCGCCGTTGCGTCCACGTTCTGGACATTACCAAGCCCCACCATCGCCTTCGTGACGCCGCCGACGGTGCCGGTGAACGTGGGATTGTTGATCGGTGCTTTCGCCGCCAGGCTGTTCGTCACCGTCGTGGCGAACGAGGCATCGTTGCCGAGGGCCGCAGCCAACTCGCCGAGCGTGTCCAGGGCGGCGGGCGACGAGTTGACCAGGGACGCGACGGCCGATGAGATGTCGATGGTGCGGGCGATGTTGCTCGACAGCCTGGCATCGGGCAGCGTGCCGCTGGTCAGCAGGCTCGCGTTGGTCGTGGGCGGCGCGGCGGCGACGACCGCCGTCGTGAAGTCGGTGATCTGCGATGCCGTGTGCGTATGGCTTGCTGCCGCATATGTCCCAGGAGTTACAACGAGGCTGCCGCTGGACACCGAAAGGCCAGAGCCGACGGACAGACCAATTGAAGCGGCCGTCGATGTGCCGGAGTTTGTGAGCGGCGCGGCAACAGACACAACGCCGCTACTCCCCGTAGGCCCGACGCCTCCGCTCACGGCCACGTCAATCTGCGTTTCGCCTACGGAAACAGATATCTGCTCGTTTGACGCTTTTGCTTCTATTGGCATCACAGCGCCTCAACAAAGCCAGTCAGTGCTGTACGGACGGCGTTGCCTTGCGTCCAGACAAACTTCCACTGATACGTCCCGCGTGCTAGGGCCAGAGTTTGCGTCGATGTCAGCGAGACGTTGACCTGGCCGTTCGACGCCGACACGACAGAAGATGTCAGAGCCGCGACTTCTGCGCCCGTCACGACAGAGACAAGCGAGGCTGCAAACGTGTAGCCAGTCAGGTTGATGCTAAAGTCGAGCAGCGAAGAAAACGAGTCGCCGCGGACGAACGATATCGGAAGGTTTCCTGGGGTCTGATCGTATCCCATCAGTTACCCCCCCCTGCGATTGCCTTCGACGTACTCTCTGACAAGCACTCGCATTTCGTTGTGTCCCTTGGAGAGTTCCCCAAGAGCCTGTGCCTGCTGCCGCTGCACGTCGCCGATTTCACGCAGCGTCTCGCTCGTCGTTTCGAGGAACTCGACGTGACTCCGCACGACTGGCTGTAGCACAGTGCCGTGAACGGCAATCGCTGCCTCCCGAGTGAAATACAGCAAAACCGCCAGGATCAGGCACGGCACTCCGAACCGCTCTCCAATACGGAGCATCGCATCCAGCATTCCTTGCCCTAACTCCTGCGCAGTCATACCTCCATTGTACCGGCCAGTAGCCTCGTCATGGCGGTTTCCACGGCCGTTGCCAGGTCTGAGAGGCTGCCGGTGTTGACGATCACGGCGTCGATGTACTGCTCGCTGATCCCCGCCTCGCTGGCGTGTGCCGCCGCCGCCTCGTCGAGCACGGCGTGGCCCGGCCGCACGATCCGCCAGATCCGCCCGCCGGCCTCGCGGATCGCCGCCGCCTCGTTGTCGAAACGCACGTCAGGGACGCAGTAGTCGCCGCCCGGCAGCATCCGCCGCATGGTCGCCTGAATCCAGATGTCGTCGCGGATCATCTGCCTGCCCCACTCGGTGCCGAGGGTCTGCAAGAGCCGCCTGGGCGATGTGCCGACCCAGTCGATCGGCACCTCCTTCTTGGTGCGGTCTTGAAGGTCGGACACCGGCAGGCCGGTGATGGCGGATATGGCGGCGTAGAGTGGGTCGGCGAAGGAGACGGTCGCGAACCCTCGCCATGCGAGGGCTTCCGCGACCGTCCCTTTCCCAGCCCCAGCCTGCCCGCAAAGCCCAATAATCACAGCCTCATCTCCTCTCCGTTGAAGCGAATCGTCACGCCCACAGGCCCGGCCAGCCAGCGCATCCCGACGCCGGCCTCGCGGAGCATCGCCTCGGCCTGCACAATCGTCGCCGTCCACCGCTCCGGCGTGGCCGCCCGCGGCCGGATGTGGCCGATGACCTCGATCACGCCGGAGCAGATGATCGCCCTGGCGCAGTCGGCACAGGCGAACCACGGGCAGTACAGCCTGGCCCCCAGCGTCGGCGTGCCGTTTCTGGCCGCCTTGTAGATCGCCGCCCGCTCCGCGTGCTCGACGAAGTCGTACTTGACTGGCCGATCCAGCCGGCCCGGCAGCGGGTTGATGCCAGCCGGGATCGAATTGTGCGCGAGCGTGACGTAGCCGCTCCTTGGGACGAGGACGGCACCGTTCTGGGTGCTGGGGTCGTGCGACCCCGTGGCCGCCACGCACGCCTGCCGCAGCCAGTCGAGGTCAGAGCGGTGTTCGAGGATCATGGCTCGACTCCCGCGACGTGCATCGCCGTCAGGCCGCCCTCTGGCCGGTAGAAGAACGTCTCCATGCACTGCCGCGCGCCGATGAAGCCGCCGGTTGAGTGCCAGTCGTCCGGCGGGCAGATCGTCGGTGCCGTTCGCACGATCACGCCCTGGAGACTGTCCAGCGGCTTGTTGTTCGCGGCGGCCTGGTGGTGGAGGTGTCCGGTGTGCCACTCTCGGTAGATGCTCTGGCTCCACTCCTGCGGCCGCTCAAGCGCCATGATCTGCGGGAGTTTGGCCTTCGCCTTGTGGCCGTGGGCGAAGCCGAGGAGGTTCTTGCCGTGGCAGATGTATTTGCGGCCCGTGAACTCGCGGTCGATCTGCACGCCGCGGTGCCTGGCGAACCGCTCGACGAGAACTCGCTGAAGCGCCCAAGTTAAAACCTCGTCGTGATTCCCATTCACGACGACCACGTCCGTCGGCGCCGTCTCCGCTGACCGCTCGATGACGCCGATGATCACATCGCAGGCGACATTCAAGACCTTCTGGAGCCGGCCATCCCGCTCCAGCGGCGTGCCGGAGGTAGTCGTGCCGGCCGGCGTGTCGAAGTGGAAGATGTCGCCCAGCAGGGCGATCGTGCGGCGGGCAGGCTTGCAGTCATCGCCTACGGCCAGGAGCCTGCTGCCAGCGTCAGCCACGCGGGCCTCGGCGATGCCCAGGTCGTAGTCCTGGCCGCCGGTTGTCTGGTTCCAGGCGTAGGCGCCGAAGTGCGTGTCGGAGACTACGAGGAGTTGCCATTGGCCGCTCGCCGTCCGCTTGGCGGCCTTGCGGGCCGGCAGCCGGATCTGCCTCTTCGCCGCCTGGATCATCCCCTCGACGATTTCGCGGGTCGTCGGGCCGCCCCGCGGCTTGAGCCTGACGAAGACGCGGTGCAGTTCAATGCTGCCGCCTTCGCCGTCGCCGCACTCCCACTTCGTGGCCTCCGACGCGGCGACGACGTACTGCGTCATATCCGCCTCGATATGACGCAGCAAGTCGTCCACCGTCTTGATGCGGCGGCTCGTCGAGCGGGCCTCGACGGCATCGCCGTCGATCTTCTTCGTGACCTGTTCGCCGGCTACGTCGTCGATCAGTCTTTTGACAGCCACGCTTCGACTCCGCTGTGGCCGATCTGCGACAAGCCGCGATCGTGGAGGTGCTTCGCGATCGTCTTGGCGACGGCTCGCCGGCCCCGCGAGATCATGCCGCTGCGCCATGCGGCCTTGACCTGATGCAGTTCTGCCTGGGCGTCCTCCGGCAGATCCTCGAACCACGTCTTCCAGCGGACGCTGTTGAGGTCGTCGTCACCGAGGATCGCGTCAAGGAGTTTTGTCTTCGTCGATGCGGTAGCCGAGCGTCCAGAGGACTCTGGCGATGTCCCTGGCGCTTTCGGTGACGTGTTCCTCGCTGGCCGACGGGAACGAGACGTGGAGGCACTCATGCAGGATCGTCTCCAAGAGGGGGCGATTCTTCAGGCGGTCGTCGATGAGGATCTTGCGCTGCATCTGCGGCCGCTTCGCATCGGGCAGATACGCCCAGCCGGCGGCCTGGCCGCGCAGCCGCGTGAACCGGAGGAGCCACCGGAGGCCATGCAGCGTGAAGTGGTGGTCGCTGGGCATAGCCAGTAGTATAGGCAAGTAGCCTGGGAAGGGAACGTCATTTTCCGAAGTAGAACTTCGATGCTGCCATGCCAGCATCGCGGATGGCGTACTGCACCCTGGCCCCCTGCTCGTTCATCCACTTTTTCCTGGCACCGCAGCCACAGCCACCCGGCTTGCCCTCGGTGCGGGTCAGTTTCTCTACCCGCTCCTTCGTGATGCCGACGCTGGTCAGCGCCTGCTCGACGAGGTCGCCGACCATGATGGGCTGCCAGACCTTCGGCGGCACCGGGCGGCATTGTCGCAGCGTTCGCGGGTGTTTTGCCACATACCCGCAGGCCGGGCAAGTGAGCGAATCGCGGAAATTGCAAAGCGCCGTCATTTGATTTCGATCGTCCACTCCCCCGTAGGGTTGCCGTCGTCAATGTAGGAATAGGGTTCGTCTGTAGTTAGCGTGTACGTTCCTGGCTTGGGTTCGCAGATTCCGGTTTCGGTAGTGTCATCGCAATCGTCGCAATCAAGGGCGTTTGAATACAGCACGCTGACGCTTCCGCTGCCACCGGTTCCGGTTTGAGCGCCAAGCACATACGCTATTCCGACCGACGTTCGGCATTTCATCCAACAATGTTCGCATCCGGTGAACTGGCAAGGCTCTACGGAAACACTAATCCCGAGATTCGCGAAATAGACCCCCGGCGGATCGATAAAAGCGAAAAAGAAATTAGGCCCTCCTATGGTTGCGGGCGGCGAAAATGTCCACGTTGTTCCGATCACTTGCGATAAAACAAACGTCACGGGTTCGACAAAAGGCCCATCGGCAGCCGACAAATCGATTTCGATTTCGTCGGGCGGCGTATCGTCACCGTGGCAGCACGGCGCACACCTGCGGTTATATCCCGTGAAAATGTGAGGCTCGTTTTCCATCCCTGCGCCGAACGTGGGATCGTATGTTCCGCCCGGCGTTACGGTTGCCGTCACATCGTCAGCGCTGTTCGTTGCGGTGAATGAGAACTCACTACAGTTTTCGATCAGCGTTGTGGAAACCAGCGTGCGGTTGCAGCCCGCCAAGCCGGGGGTTTCCGCGTCTTGGATTCGCACAGTAGGCGGAACCGCCGGCCCGTTGTAGACAACCTCTATCCCGTTAAGGCCAGTAAGCCCGGCAGATGGATACCAAAGCGCTCCGCTTCCGTACACGCCGCAGAATGCTTGCTCATATCGGCATGGCCCAGACATACCGCCGAGAACGTGAAACAGTTGATCCCCCTGCGATTTCGCGCGCCGTAGAACGTATGTTTTTCCGTTGTGGTATTCCTTGCAGCACGCGGCCGGAACGTATTCGTATGCAAGGTAGTTCGCGCCGCCGTCTAGAACTGTTATCGAAACAACTTGCCCGAATGTAGGGCTATCGGGGTCATCGTCCACGTTGGCCTGCAACTCCGCGCCAGTGCCGACGCTAGGCGATAGCGCGGATTGGATCACGGTAACGTCGATCGGCGCGACGATTGCGGGCAGCGCCGCATTCTCGCGGTAGTATTCGCCGGCAGTGTAAACGTAGAGCGATTCCACCACTCCCGTATCGTAAAAGAACGTGCCGCGGTTCACGATCGCCACCGAAACGATAACGCCGCTGCCGTCAACGGATACAACCGCCAGCGCACCGCCCTCGCCCACATCGACCGTAAAATCTAGCGCGTCGTATTCTTCGTAGCCGCTGCCGCCATCCACGATCGAAATGGTGTCGATTTCCCATTCCTTGTGTTGATACGAAGGCAGCCCGGTTTTCTCTCGCAGCGTTGCCGTCAGCGATGCTCCCGTTCCGGCGCCGGTCGCGGCGACCGTCACGGTGGGCGGTTCAAACACCGTGCGGATGCTTGCCTCCGCTTCCAACACCACGGTATCGCCAACTGCCGCCGTGATCGTTGCCGATTCGTTGTCCGCGTAGCCGCTGCCGCCATCCTCGACCGTCGCGGATTCCAGCGACCAGACCGGGATTTCGCATCCTATCGTTGATTCATCCAGCACAGCGGAAAACACGGCGCCCGTGCCGGAACCGCCGGTAATTGTCAGCGTGGGCGCCTCCCGCCCGAGGATCGCATAGCGCGATCCGCCATCGGTAATCTCCGTCGCGGTGATCGGCCCCGGCGTGCCGCCGGGCGCCGTGATCCTTCCGGCCGGCTTGCTTGGCGTGTAGGGCTCCGGCAGCGTATCCCAGCACGAATCGAACTGGAGCGACGTTATAAACGGCCCCTGTTGGGTCGTGTCTTCGTAGCCTTCCACGGTGACGGTGAGCGTTTCCGGCAGCGATCCTTCTTCGCATACATTGCACGGTTCGCAGCACGGCGAGCATCCGAAAATCAGACCAATCGGGTACATCCCTGCCGCGAAAAGAAACGCCGCCCACAGCGGCAGCACGGTCGGGTCGCTCGCGATGTACGCCAGAACGTCCATCTAGCACTCCGAAACGACGAGGTAGTAGGAGCCGTTCTTGGCGCGTTGGATGCCGACCCACTTGCCGCTGGCAACCGTGGCCCACTTGTTGACGACGTTTTCGATGGTGCCGCCGCCCTGCGTCTCGTTCGGCGGCGTGCCAGTCTCCCAGAGCGTGATGGTCGCGAGCGTGCCTTTGTTCCACGTCGCGGTCGTCTTGCCGATGCGGAGGCGCGACGACGACGACGACGACGAGTCCTGCATCAACCCCTGATGAATCACATTCTGCGACGGCCCAGACGTGCTGTACGCAATGCCGTCCACTCTCCCGACGACCTGGCGTATGTCGGAGAGCAGTTTCGGCCCGATGAAGTACCGCTCTTGGCGAGACATTAGGTCAGCCGCAGTTTCAGGGTCGTCGTGAGATTGATGGATGGCTGGACTTGGTAGCCCAGAACATACACTTTTGGGTCGGCATCCTTGCTGCGTGGCGTTCCGCCGTAGTTGAGCGGAATGGGAGAGGCCGACGGTGTCTGCGATGCGCCTCCGCCCCTGTAGGAGAAGACCTTGACCATCGCACGCACCTTTTCGCCGGCTGCGATTCCGGTGCATAGTCGCGGAGGCTCGACAATTCTGCCAGCAAATTGCCGAAGAACGGCGTCGTCTGAGTTTTCGTCTCCATGCTGGAGCGGCTGACCATACACGTCATCTTGGCCGGCGACTCCAGGCGGATCAAAAGCGAAGACATTCAGTCCGGTCTGCGGAACAGCGATGTCCCACCCAAGATCGACGGTTACTTCACTGGCAGCCTCAGCAAAAGGATGAATCTTTGTCTCATTGCGCTTATACGCAAACTCGTATGTCACCTTCCAGCCGCGGTACGTCGATCCACCCCAACTTTCAACATACGGCTGTGACTGGCAGCCCCGAAACATGACGGTATGCGGCTTCATTTTGAGCGAGCCGAGATTGATCTCCTCGCTATTGATGTATCCTCCGTACATATTGTGTCGAGTTGGATCGACGAACTCTGGCTGCTCAATAGATATATTAACCAGGCTCGTTAGTCGAGTTATTCCTTCGTATATATCTCCGACTGGATTTTCCGCCGCCGTTTCTACGGGTAGCCATTCGTATGATTTGTGCCTAAAAAACCAGTTATAAACAGGCGTCTCAATCAGTGACGTGCTCGTTGACCAGTTCGCAGGCCGCACGTCCGGTGAGTAACTCGAAGGATCTTGGCCCCCTGAACTTGATTCCTGCGAAGAGCCAGACGAGTAGTTGAACGTGCAGAGAACGACGAGCCGGCTGTCGCCCTCGTACTTCGCGTCGAACGACGTGCAGTAGATGTTCGTGTTGTACGGGTGCTGGTCGCCGATCCTGACCTGGCACTCGTCCTGAATGTTGAAGACCTCGTTCGGCTCACTCAGGATGACGCGGAAGGCCCGCGTCTGCGTGTCGGCGACCGTGTTGTTCTCCGACGACCGGGAGAACTGGGTGCCGGATGTTATTTCGCGAGTGATCTTAGGCATTTCAGCCCTCCGTAATGTCCACGCGGAGCCGGGTGCCGCTGACGCCCTTGGCCGAGTAGGACGTGCCGGGCGTCATCCGCAGGATCGCCGGCTCGCCGGCCCGCAGGGTCGTGAAGCCGACGAACGAGCCGCCGGCCTCGATGCCGATGGCGCAGGTGGACGCCGTGGCCGTGGAGAGGTTCTGCAAGAACGCCAGGCCGACCTGGCCCAGATTCGCCGTCGAGATGTTGACGGCGTTCGTCGAGAGCGTCAGAGTCTGGGTCTGTAGCCCTGTGAGGGTCATGGTGGCCGTGATGTTCCCGGCCGCCACCTGGGCGTTGAGGAAGTCCTTCGATACCCTGTACGACACGCTGTAACTGATGTCTGCCACTGCAATGCTCCTTCTAGTTGGCTACCTGTGGCTGTCCGTTGGCGATGATGTCGAGGAGGCGGTTGGCCTCACGCTGAAGTTCGACCATGTTGGCCTGATCCTTCGCCGCGTCGTCGCCGCGGAGGAGGCGGGTCAGTTCGCGCGACCCCTCGACGGTCGAAACGTCGGTCGGCTGGAGGGCGGCGCGGGACGGGCCTTGGAGGACGGCGTTGGCGACGGAGTCGGCGAGGCCGAAGATGGCTGGGGCTTGCTGGCGGAAGGTTTCCAGTTGTGCTCTCCGCTCCGCTTCCTTGCCTTGCTGCTGCGCAGCGGCGATGTCGCCGAACCGGCCCTCCTTGATGGCTAGTGCCACATTTGCCTGCGTGGCCGCGCGGATGTCGGCGATCTGCTGACGCAGTTCGCGCGCGGCTTGCTGGCCTGGCCTCTCAAGAAGGTCGAGGCCGCGGATGTCGTTGCCGACGGGGTTACGCCGATTGCGAACCTCGTCCTCAAAGTCAATCATTCGCCTTCTGGCGGCGATCTCCTCGTTGATGGCGTCGATCTGCCTTCGTTCTGCCTCGGTGAGTTCGTACAGCCTTGTCTCACGCTCGGCGAGAAGTTGCGCTTCTCGGTCGGCGAGGCGCTGGACTTCGTCTGGTGTAGGATACGCACCACCAGGCTTGCTGGCCTGCTCCTCAAGACGCTTGCGCTCTTGTGTGATTGCCTCTAACTCTGCATTGATCTCGTCTATTCTTTTGTCTCCTCCGCCTGGAATACTAGACCGTCTACTGTCAAGCGCGTTATTCGCCATAGCAATGCGCTCACGATCTCGAATCAACTGCAATTCAGCCTCGTCCCTGGCCTGCCTGTTTCTGGCCGTGGGGTTGTCGGTCAGATTGCGCTGCGCATTGTCGGCGATTTGCTCGGACTGCGACAGCGCGCCGGACGCAATCTTGCGAATGCGACCAAGCGCGTCCTCCAACGCGACGACTGCTTCTCCATAGGCGGCGGCGGCTTCGCTGGCCTTTTGCGCAATCTCCAATTCCTCTGTCGCCTTCTTCACAGCAGCGTCGTCGCCAGACGCTATTGCTTGGTCAAGTCTCCTTCTAAAATCTGTTTCTTTCTCAATTTCTCGAATAAGGAAAGCCTGCGCTCTCGCGAACTCGTTTGCAAGTCGCTCGTCGCCGCGGAGCGCCGACAGCGCCGCAGTTGTCCGATCGCCGCCGAACGTGCGGCCCGTGCGAACGGCCCTGGCGCGGGCATCGACCTCGTTCTGTCTCGCCTGAACTCCTGCGATCCGAGCCTCCGCGGCCCTGACGGCACGCTCTCGATCTTCAGGGCTGCTATCAATCGACTGCGCGTTCGTTAGTTCCGTCTGCGCCGCATTCAGTTCACGGGCGAGTTTGTCAAGTTCGTTCCTGAACTCACCAGCACCCTGCACGCCGCGGCGGATGGCGTCGGCAACGTCCTTCTGGGCATCCTCGATGGCGAGCGAGGCGGCGAAGGAGGAGCGGGCGATCCGAACAGACAGTTCGTCTGTTGCTGTTTCCGCAGCAAACTCAAGCCTGTTGATAACAAGTTCAAGTTGTGCGATGGCCTGGTCTGCAATCGGCCTGCTAAGTCGTCCTGACCTCGCCTCGTTATCAATTGCTCGCTGCTGGTCGCGTAATTGCGTAGTCTGATCGCTTGCTGATCCTCCCTGGATGCTGGCGATCAACTGCTGCGCCTGGTTTCTAGCGACAGGTCTTCCGACGCCGCCCTCACGAAACAGCCTGTCGTTTACATCTGTGAATACACGCTCAAGCCCAGCGATCTCTCTGTCGCGGTCACGCTGTGTCGTCGGTGCTCCGGCAATCAAGCCCTCGGTAACTGCTCGCTCGCCACGCTGCGCCCTACGAAGATCACGCTGCAACACCACGCGGCGGTTTGGGTCTTGCTCGTTCTCAAGTTCGCGTTGAATGCGGGCCTGCTCCGCACGCTCTCGCTGCACATACGGGTCGAGGTCGGCGATCCTCTTTTCCCTTGACTCTTTTTGCTTCTTTGTTATTTCATCAAGCGACTTGGCAAACTCCCTCGCCTGCTGCGCCGGCTCCGAGAACGCCCGCCTTGCGATGGAGTCGCCGAGGGACTCAAACGCCTGCTTCAGATCCTCGACGAGCGACTTCTGACGAGCGAGCGCGTCGTTGAGCGACTTGACCTGATCCTCCGTCGTGCGGCCCTCGTTGTACCATCTGATCAGGGCGACGATTAACTGCGAGCCGATAGACGCAGCGATGCCGGCAATCAAGCCTGTCGTGCCGCCAATGATGAAGCCGAGTTGCGAGATGTTGTTTCCGGCGGCACGAATGCGCTGGTCGAGGCCGCCAGTGACCGAGAAGAAGTCGTCGATAGCGAACGCTGCCTGCTGGATGGCGAGGCCGGTGTTGCCGAAGGCACCGCGGGCCACGTCGCCAGTCCTGGCGAATCCCCGTTGCAGTGCCGCCTGGCTCTGGCCGACGCCTTCGACGGCTGCGGTCGCCTCGATTGCCTCGTTTGAGAGCCGCTGAAGTTCCGCAGCGTTTCGCTGAAACCCGCCCGGCGTGCTCGCTGCCTCTTGGTATGCCTCGGCGAGCCTGTCAACGGCTGCGGCGGCTCTGGTTGCGTCACCAGTCGCCCTAGCCAGGGCTGTGCGCAGGAACTCAAGGCCGCCGGCAGCGCCTCTGGCTTCAAGGCTGTCCCTGAACTGGGCGAACGTGCCTCCGAACTGCCGGGCGGCACTGGATGCCCTGGAGATGCCCTGTTCCAGCGTGGCGAGCCGAGTGGCCGACTCTTGGATCTCTGCCGTCGTGACTCTCGCAGTCGAATACAGTCGTCGATACTCTGCCTCTGCGCCCTGGATTGCAGGGATGAATTGTCCGCGCAGGCCAGCAGGCAGCGAGTCGATCTGACCCTTGACGGAGCCGATGGCGCCTCGGAGGTTGTCGAGCGCACGCTGTGGGCCTGCGATGTCAGTGCCGAGGCCCGCGCTGGCCTCGGATACAGCGCGGCCGCGGAGGTAGTCAGGTGGCAGGGGCGTGGACGGCCGAGGCGGGCCGAACTCGCCCGTTGGGTCACCAGGCGTGAACTGAAACTCCGACGCCCTTACTGCCTCCGCTGCGCTCTCAACGCTCACGCGGGTTCTGTTGTATGCGTCTTCAAGAACGCCGACGCTCGCTGCTCCACTTCTGGCTGCGTTGGCGATGGAGTTCAGTTGATTTACTTGTGGATCAAGCGCCGCCCTTGCTGCCTCTGGGAGAGCCTGATACTGCTGGTCTAACTCTCTGATCCTGACGATCACGCTGTCAATGGATGGCGTGATGCGGCCAATGAGTCTCTCGTCTTGGCCCCTTGAGAAGCCCATGACTCCGGCAGTCGCGTCCTCAAATGAGTTCGCATTGCGTCGTGCAAGCGCTCCGCTCCGACGGTCTAGTTCCTGCGAATCAAACGCAGACCTCCTACCGGCCGCTGCTTGCGCGAGTCCGATCTGCTGCTGTAGTTCGTCGTTGATTCGCTCTAGAGCAGCCAACTGCTGCGAGTACGCCTGCTGCGCGACCTGCGCATCGCCTCGGCGGGTAATCGTGATCCGCTCGATCGTGCTCCGCAGCCGCTCGGCCTCGTCGGCAGCCTGTCGCTGCTGGCCGATGAGATTGACGATCCCTCGGCCCGCAATAGCCTCTGGCGACAAGGCTGCTGCCTGCTGCTGGAGCGAGGAAGCCCGGTTTGTGGCTTGCAGGAACTCCGGGTTGCGAAACCGCAACTCCTGGCCGGTCGCCAAGCCGCGAACGGCCTGGCTGGCCTCGTTGGCCCGGCTAATCGCCTGGATGACGCGGTTGATCCTGGCTTCAGTGTTCGCGAAGTCGCGGTCGCTAACCTTCGCGCCCGACGAGATAGCGTCGAATAGTTGCGTGGCCTGCTTCTGTGCTGCCCGAAACGCAGGGAGCAGTTCCGTCTGGACACCTTGCGACAGGCCGGTGAACTGCTTCTGGGCCGCACCAAGCGGCTTGCTGATCTGCTCGACAGCCCTCGCCAGGTCTAGGTAGGCTCGGACGTTCGGAATGTCAAGTTTGAGCGGGTTGCGATTGGCGGCGTTAACAGCCGCCTGCAACTTCTGGAGAGGCGTGAAGATGCCTTCTACAGAGCGTTTTGCTGCCTCTGAAGTGGCGCGTATACGCGACCCAACCGTGCTGCCCCAAGACTCGATGTCCTTCTTGGCGGTGTTGAGGCTTGGCTTAACGCCACCAGTGTTGATGGCGACAACAGCAGAGATTTTGCCGAGGTAGCCGCGGGCCATTGTCTCATCCTTGAGGATTCTGCAACTTCATCAACTCGGCAATCATCGCGTCCTGCGACTGCTTCGGCTTCTTCGTGGCCGGTATGAACACGTCCTCGTCAGGTATCCGCTTGTAGTTCCCGCTGGCCGCCATGATCGTCCGGCAGATCCTGGCGGTCTGCTGCCAGGAGTTGCCAAGCGGCCACCGCTGGTCGAAGGCGTACCACTCGGCCAACTCCTCGCTGTCGATCTCGGCCAGGAGTTGCTTGACCGTCTTCCCCAGCGCCAGCGCTAGGGTGAAGTAGAACCTCCGCTCTGGTCGTTCGGTGAACCGTTTCCCAGCGACTCCACGGCCTCGTTCGTCAGCGCGTTGTGCTTCCACGCGGCGTCGAAGAGGCGGTTGATGACGACGCTGTTCTTCTTGCCCAGTTCGTCGATGTCGGAGTCGCCGAAGAGCCGCTCGCCGGAGTCGTCGCAGAGCGTGAGGACGAGGAAGCGGACGCGGAACTGCTTCATCCGGCTCTCGGAGTAGGCGTCCTCGAAGGCGTCCCGCTCGGTGCCGGAGAGCGTCTTGATGTACACGTCGCCGCCCCACTCCGGCACCGGGATCGCCGCCGAGAGTTTCACGTCCTTCGCCGCCAGGATCTTCGCCTTGCTCAAAGCCATCTGTCAGGTTCCTTGGTAATCAGTCGGAATGAAGGTTGCAGAACCGCGGATCAGGTCGCCGACTCGACCTTCCGTATTTGCAGATTCGAGGATGCAACGTCGCGTGACGTTGAGCCTTGCCGACGAGAACGTCAGGCTGCCGACGCCGCGGACGAGGCTCTGAAGGTCGCCTGTACCCTGCACGGCGATGTAGTCAACGGAGATGCGGCCCCCCGTCCACTCGCCTGTCGGCACCTTGATCGCGTGGCCCTTCGGGTCGTCGCGAGATGTCATATCGACGATCTCCGCGACGGGCGTCTCGACGTTGATGCCCGTGATCGCACCGGAAAAACTGCCGAGCGATCCAGCGAACGTGAACGTCGCCCCTTGCGCTGTGAACCCAGCCATGTCGCGTT